CATTAAAGAAAAAGTATCATCTACCAAATCTATAACAATCGTTACATCTTCGCCAGTATATAAAGCAACAGCCATACGCCAAATTTACAAAAGGCATAGGGGTGAAACGTTAACAAATTAAACGCTCGCAATAATATACCACTGGGCGCCGTCGCTGATAATTGTCTTGCTTCCATACAACTGATTTATTGTAGTTGCACTCGAGCCGTTTATATTATAAGAGCCGCCGCTTATAGTAACTACGTGGGCACTTGCTTTTTTTAGGAAATAGTATTTCTTGCCCTTGCTCTCGGTGGCATTGGGCAAGTTTACAGTTACATTGCCATCCGTGGTATTGCAAATAATAAGCTCGTAGCCGTTTGTAATTGTGTGGGTGCCTGCTGTGTAGGTTACGCTGGCGTTGTGTTCCTGCACGTGCCACCTTACAACCTCTGAACTATCAACATATTCGAGCATCACCTCCCAGCGTGTGTTAATAGTTGGCTGAGTTGTTGGTGCGCCTTCTGCGTCATTAATCAAAAACTCCAATACCTGCTCAGGCACAAAGTTAATTGAACCGTTAATATCGGCCACGGCTTCCAGTGCGTAATTTACTTTGTCATCGTTTTTGTTGGGGTCAATTTTGTAACCTTCGCCCGTTGATGTAAGACCTGAATAAGTTGGGGCCAAATAAAGCCACTCGCCATCCCATGACTCAGACTTTGCTTTGAAGCTACAGCCATTCAACACCCAGGCGCCGCCGTCAAAATACAAAGTTTTGATTGCCGTTAATGTTCCACTGTCTACCCAACTACCACGCACCACCTGCAGGAAATCCTTATAGCAACCACCTACGGCCGTGCCTATCATTTCAGTAAGCGTGCCATGGGTTACAGAATCCCAACCGCCAAACCAATCATCGGCCACCACATTCGTAGTGCCATTAAAAGCCAGTATATTACCGATTGCATATTTTGAATCACTCGAGTAATGGGCGATATTTAAATTAATTTCGGTACTGTTAAGCGCCGAGGTTGTACCTGGGCTGAATATCTCCTCAATATCAAAAACAAAATCAGGGTTTTGATACGCTGAACTATCGGCAAATGCAACCTGCACAGATGCCCAGAAAGGTTTGTCTATTACCGCAAAAACTTGCCATCCTCCGCTTTTAGTATATTGTTTTACAATCCCTTTTACGTTTACAGTTGCTTTTATTGTTGTATATCCTGCGGGCGCCGTAGTGCATTGCCTTTCAATTGCAAAACTATTCCACGTGGTGCGTTGCCCGCGTGTGTCCATTTCTTCACTATATGATTGGTAAGTACTGGCCCAATATCCATCTGGTTGTAAATACAAATCTGTCGTGCCATTAGTTACCCATATTACAAAATTAATTCCTGATTTGTTTTCTACTTTTCCGCTCGGATAGGATCTATTAAACTTTGCTACTATTTTTAATTTAATAGGCGCATCATCTGGCGTGCTTCCTGTGGGTATGTCTGTAAATTCAGCAGTGTATAACGTGCTCGAAATGTTGGCGTATGTACGAAATACGCTTCCCACTAGCCTGCGCTGTGTATCTACTCTCACCAACTTTGCAGCGGGCTGATAGTAAAGCGATGGCTTGGCTTCCCATTGTGGGCGTGGGCTTGCCAATGTCTGCCTGTGGGTATAGGTGCCGGTGCCTTGGTAGCCGAGCGTATAAGAGTAACGGCGATAGGCAAGCGTGGTATTAAAATAACCGTTTACTGGCACCATCCAATAACCTGCCATCTCATGAATAAACCTAACTTGCAAGGCTGCGCAAATCTGCTCCATTGCCTCTGTGCAAGTGAGCATGTTGGTGTCGGCATAATAACCCGCGTCTACATCGATGGCCCGCACGTCCTTCATGGGGTCAAAGTTTTTGACAAACGCGTTAAGGTTGAAACTCAGCAAGTGAATCCCTTTTAATGCGGCTGCACTGGCATACATCAAAGAGGCGTCGTAAAAGTAATTTGTGTTAATCCCTAAAACTACCCAGTACTCGCTTAGTTCAATTTCTTCTAAGCACTTGCGGAAAAGATAGGACCCCGTAATTATGCCATCCGTAAACCATAGATCACTAACCCGAAAACCTTTTAACAATTCCAAGCCGTCAACGGCCGCAAGTTTTATGCGTGGCTTTGCTTGGATGGGCTCACGCAAGCGAGTCATCTGATCAGCAATAACTCTACCAATCCAAATAGGCACATCCTCACGATATACAATCATGGCCCAATTATTCTCAGCCTCTGTGCTTATAGAAATAAAGTCAGCCAGTACGGTATTGTTTGGCATCACCCACTCGGTAGAGCATCGTGATGGCCTTAAAAATTCTTCATAGGTTGCAGTACCTTCGCCTTCGCGATCAATTACAAAGCCCTCGCCCGCAAGTTTTAACTCGGTGCCCGAGGTGGTGCTACCGCTTGGCGCATCCCACAACTCAACCCTGTAATCAATATCCTGTATACTCTTAAATGAGCCGTAGTAAATGCGTGCCATTATCCCCTATTTCTGTCTTTGTTATATCGTTCCAATACTATCGCCAAATCGCGCCCCTGTATTGTGGTGCTGGCAACAAATCCGCTTTGCTCGTTTGTATTGAGCATTCCCTTCAATTTGTCAAGTGGTGCAATTACTTCAGGGTTAGAACTTGCCCCGGGATATTCACCCACCAATCCCAATGTCGGTCCGCTCACAATTCCACCCTCGGCAAAGGCTGTCATCTCTGGCCCTTTGTTTAGCATGTTAGTAATCACAGCAGAACCCGCAACCAAGGCAACACCCGCAGCAGCAGCGAGCACAGGGTTGGAAATCAATAACTCTTTAAAAGCCTTCGACGCTGTAGCCGTTGCAATCAATGCTTGCCCAAATGATTTCATAAAGCCAGCAACCGCTTTTAATAATTTTTGCCCGAAGGTTTCAAAGCTACCAATTTGCCCCGTCATAATATCACCCAACAATACCCCAAAATCTTCGAGGCCCTGGGCGGTCATGCTGTTAAACGCTTCGTTAACTCCAGACATCGCCTCTTTAAAACTGTCTGCATATTCCTGCGTTTTCCTTGTAGCCTCCGCAGCAGCGGCTGCGTGTATTTTGTAACTTACCGAACTAGTGTCGGCCATGGCTTGCAGTTCTGCAGACAATTCGCCCACAGAGGTCGCAACCATTGCAGGGCCGCCTTCAGTTCCGCCCATGCCCACAAGCTCATCATTCAAAGCTTTAACAGCAGGCGCGGCCATTTCCATGGAGTTAATAACATCCTCCATTTTTTCAGGCTTTATCTGATCCTCAATTGGATTCGTTATTGCCTTGCCTGTATTCTTTTGACCAAATACCTGCGCCTCTAACTTTGCTAATTCTTGCGCATTGTTTTTGGCATCCTTTAAATCGTCTTTTCTATTCTCCGCTAACTGATTATTTTTTTCAATGTCAAGCGCTACGACTTTATCCTTGTACTCTTGGTTTATTGAATACTTTAGGTCGCTTTCTAGCTGTGTATATTTAGCGGAAATTTCTTTAATTTTTTTAGCGTTGCCGTCTGCTAGATACATTTCCTCGGCACGTTGTTCAGCCAATCTAAATAGCGCCTCATTTCCGTACCGAATGTATATGGCCTTTTGACGCTTTAAACTTTCTTCTTTTAACTTTAAAATATACCCCTCGCTCTTGCCTTGCGCCTTTGCTTGGCTTATTGCTAACTCGGTTTTTCTTTCCTCTTCTTTTATTTGCCTTTGGCCAAGTGTTAAAGATCGCTCTTGTATTTTTTGAAATTGCTCAAGTCGTTTCTTTGCCTTGTCAATTTCGCTGGACATATTTTGAAACACCGTAACAACAAGCCCAATAGCAACCAATATAGCGCCCGCCCCTGTGGCCAACAATGCGGCAGAGTAAGCCCGTGCTGCAACAGTTGCCTGCCCCATCACGTAGTTTTGAAGTTTTGTCATTGCTACGCTCGCCCCTTTTCGCACAGTGCTCTCCGCTTCCAATGCATTCATCACGGCCTGCAATCCACTTACTACAGACATGGCCGCATGAAGTTTCATCATGGTCTTTTGCATGTCCTCGTTTTCGGCACCCAATAAAGCAGTAATACCTTGCAATGCGCCAAAGGCCCCAGTCACTGCTTGCACTCCACCCAACACCGCATCAATTCTGCGTGTATCGCTTGCAAAATATGCAACCTCTGCACGTGCATCGCCTATGCTATCTTTTATCCTACCCGCTTCACGAATAAACTGATCTGCAACTTTGCCAAACTCTGGACCCAATGCCCGCGCTTCCATCGCCAACTGGGTCAACTGCCTAACAGTTCCCATCGTTGGGTTACGGGTGGCTATGCTCGCTAGCTTCTCCTCAATGCTCTTTGCACTCTTAGCAACATCGGCAGACATTTCACCGCCCGCCTTTTTTATTACTGATATCGCATCATTAAAGCCCTGTCTGAGCTTCTCAATGTTTGCGCCAATTACTATATTTAACGACCTTGCCATGCTTACAATTCTATTTTATAACTATCTTCTTGCAATAAATAAGCGCCATCTTCGAGCAACAAATAACTAGCACCAGATGGCACTGGCGCGGCATAAATGTAATTAATTATAAAGTCTTGAGCAACGTGATAAATTCCCGCAAATCCTGCCTCATCCTCAACCAAATGCACCTCGCCATCAAACTCAATCGCCTGGCAGTATACCCCATTAAAAGTATCTGGAAAGGTAGCGGATTCGAATGCGGCCCGAACCTGTGCGGCAGTGTCCATCGCATCGGCAAACGTGGCGCCAAAACTACTAACTTGCACCCTTGCGAAGTCTGTGCGTGAGTGGCTTGTATTGGTAGGGCTTGCAATTACGCTAACTAAATTATAAGCGATTGCAGGAAATGCAGACTCTTGCGGAATCCGCAAAGGATTTAAGCGAGTGGAAACCAACGCCGTAAGGTCTGACGCATTGCTTAAAATGTTATATACTATTTTTATGGGTGCGCTCATGCCTTGGCGTCCGGTGTTAATTTATCAAAGACATGCGAATATAGTTTAACCGCTTCGTGAATAGACAAAAACTCAGGTTCCTCCCATGGAAATGTTAACAGCCTTTTCGGTTCTATTGGCTTTTTTAAGTGTGGCGCCATGCCTGTAGCAACTGCCCAGCGAGTAATCTCCCATTGGTTTCTGTACTGCTGTTGCTGCGCCTCACGCATGCCCTCCAATTTCAAACGCCAAAAACGTGGCGAGCATTTCCAAAACTCCCGCTCAGTTAGATTCAATTCGCCGTAACTGATGCGCTCAATCTTGCGCCAAGTTAGCGGTGCGCCGTCGCCCTTGGCT